CGAAGGTGGCGGCCAGATCGTCCATCTTGGCCTTCCAGTCGGGGCCGTCGATGACCCAACTGAACACGAAGTCGTCGCCTTCGGGCCACACAAGCCCGTAGTTGGGCTCGGAACCGGCCGACATCATGGCTCGGACCATCGCAGGATCGGTCGATGCGGCCTGAAAGCCGTCTCGCGGGATCGGATGCTTGCCCGGCGACACGCAATCGCGCCCCTTGACGCACCTGCAGACGCCATCGTCGTCGGTTGACCACACGGAGAAGGCCCCGAAGCCCATCTCGACGTGCTGGAGAGCGGCTTCCAACCGCTCCTTGGGTGTGCTGGTCATGCTGAGTCCCTTCCGCGCCGCTCCTTGGCGCTCTGTGACGGTCATCGGACCCCTCGCGGGTTGTGCAAAGGGCCGGGATCAAGTAGCATACGCCCTACTGAGGGCTGTGCTGGCCTGATGTGCTGACCGCGAGCCCCCTGAGTGCCCTCACTCGGGGGGTTTGTGGTTTCACCGGCCCTTCCGCAGGCGCTCGACGTACGCGTCGAGGTCGCCAGCGAGGATCAGGACGCTTCGCCCCACCTTCACGCTCCTGATCTGCCCCTGCGCGATCAATCCGCGCACTGTCCCCTTGCTCAGGCCCAGAATGTCGGCCACTTCCGCGATGCGGTACGCCTTGCGCTCCATGAGCGTCATGATGTTCTCCAGATATGAAGACGCGGCAGGCTCCACTGGGGAACCTGCCGCGTCAGGTGGGCTCCCTTAGAAGGGGAGGTCGTCCTCGTCGGCCTGAGAGGCAGCGACGGTGGTGCGAGCGGGGGCCGCACCGGCCTTCATGCCCTTCGGCATGGGGATCAGCGCGTCGATCTTGGGCCAGCCCCGGTCATCGATGACGATGGACGCGAGGGCCTGCTTGCCGACGAGGTCGGGCTCATCGAACCCGTCATCGATGTTGACGTTCTCCTTGCCCAGCAGGGCGACGAGGAACGCGAACGTCTTCGACTTGGGGCCGGTGTTGAGCGACGAGATCGCGCTGATCTCCCCGTTGTCGGTGCTGAACGTCCACTCCAGCACGTCCTTCTCGCCGTCGGCCGTGTTGATGACCTTCGGGCGGAGGCTGATCAGCGTGGCGGCTGTCGTGCCGGGCGGGATGTTCGGTGCGCCCGACGTGACCTTGATGAGCGGCATCGCTCGTCTCCTTGGTTCCTGCGCCGTACGGACCCTGAGTGGGTCACTGGATGGCAAGGCGAAGCATGACATGGTGTCTGGGGTCTGTCAAATCACATTGAGTGACAAGGAGTGATGTTGCTCCCCTGTTGTGACAGATCGTGTCACGGGCCGTGGTAGCATCGCGCCATGACTGCACCTGATGAGGCCACCATCACCCCACATCGGCGCTGCTCCATCTGTGCCGACCGTTCCACCAGAGCGAAGATCGACACCCTGATCGCCTCGGGCATGCGGCTCATGGACATCGAGGAGGAGACGCGCAAGGCGGGCATCCCCCGCAAGCGCGAGACGATTGGACGCCACTACCGCCTGTGCCTCGGTGCGAGCAAGCCGGTCCTGACCGAGGACACGGCGCTCGCCATCAGCGAGTCGGGCAAGGGGGCCAAGACGGACGCGGAGCGGGACTTCGCGATCTTGGTGCAGAAGCGTGCGACCGAACTGCTCGCGGCGGGCGCGATGAAGGTGACCGCATCGCACGGGCTGCAGGCGCAGGCGCTGCTCGACCGGCGGGCCGAGAAGCAGGCCGACCGCGACCTCGCGCTCAACATGGCGCGGCTGCTGTCGGGCGCGATGGAGATGGCCCCGATGCACGTGGTCGAGGGGCGTGCGGTGGACGTGACGCCGATGCTGCTGGCACCGCTCGACGTGGTCGAGCGATAGTGGTCGTCCGGTCGGCTCGGGCCGAACCCAGCACCAAGCACCCGGCACAGGCGAGCGCGCGGCGCACGAAGCGCGCCATCGCGAACGCGGCCATCGCGCAGGGGCCTGCGGCGTTCGGCGCGTTCACGGGCACCACGTTCGCGCAGGACATGATGCGTGCGCGCTGGGACGTGGACTTCTTCTGCGAGCGGTTCCTCGGCTTCCGGCCACACCCCGGCCAGTCGCGCCTGTTCAAGGCGTACATCACGCGCGACGAGTCACGCTGGCAGCCGCGCTACCTGACGATCTGCGCGTCGGCGGGCAACCGCGCGGGCAAGACGCTCGGGCTCGCGGTCGTCGTCCTGCACTCGACCATGTTCAAGATGGGCAAGGAGCCGCCGAACCCGCTGGACGTGCGGGACATCGAGCGGTGGCTGCGGCTGTCGTACGAGTGGTACCACTTCGGCATCCACACCGAGGTGGCCGAACTCGTCTACGTCGAGATCACCAAGTTGCTGTCGGGCACGCATGAGGCGCAGCGGCGCGGGTGCCCGCTCGCGGATGCGCTCGGGCCTGCGGTCGCGGACTGGTCGAAGAAGTACCGGGGCGAGTACATCCAGATCGTGCTGCACCCGATGCTCGGCGGTGGGGTGATCCACTTCAGGACGACGGGCGAGCGGGCCATCGGCTCACTGGGCAAGGACATGGACGGCGAGTCGTACGACGAGTGCGCCTTCGATCCCAACTTCACGTTCGTGGTGGACGAGGTGCTGCACATGCGGCGGCTGTCCACGGGCGGGCAGTTGATCCTGATGGGCACGATGACCGAAGGACTCACCGACTTCGCGGACAAGTGGGAGGAAGGCAACCCGGCCAACCCGTCGCGCAAGATCGACACCGTGTCGGTGCGCATCAGCACGCGCGAGAACATCGGGTACGGCATCAACCAGAAGATGTTCGACCGGCTCGTCGCCGGGATGCCCGACTACCTGATCCCGCAGAACATCGACGGCTTCGCCATCGAGGCACGTGACGCGTTCTTCGGGGCGCAGTCGGTCGAGGCGATCTTCACGGACGACCTGCCCGTGCAGCAGGCTGCGGTCGCCGGGCACCGCTACGTGCAGGGCGTTGACCCTGCGATGACCTTCGACTCGACGTGGTCGCTGACCCTTGATGTCACGTCCCTCGTCTGGATCGGGGTCAACGTCGAGCAGAAGGGCGGGCGGCAGACATCGCTGTCCGTGTCGGCCGTGGCGACCAACAACCACTACGCGTACAACGACCCGGAGCGGCGCATCTCCTGCACCACGGGCGTTGACGCCACCGGCTTCGGCGGCAAGATGTTCCGCGACCTGCTCCCCATGTCCGGTGTGCGGATGGTCGAGTTCGGTGGGACGAAGCAGAAGAAACTGGGCCTGCTCAACGCGTTGAAGAAGGTGATCGAGGAGGGACGCCTGCGCCTGCCGAGGTCGGGCAAGTGGCTGGGCGTGCGGCGGCAGTTGCTGGGCTACAAGTTGGACGACCGCAAGATCGAGCAGGATGCGGTCATGGCGCTGGCCGTGGCGGTGGATGTGGCGCGAAGGAACCCCGGCATGATGCAGACCTCCGTGCCCTTCGACATGTTTGCACCCGATGACGTTGGTGTATCCTCCGAGGCGGCGGCATTGCTCGCGCGACTCGCGAGGGGTTAGGAGAACGAGCGTTGGCACTGGCAGTCCTCGACCTGAAGAAGGCCATCGAGTTCAGTCAGTCCGATTGGTCGCGCGGCGAGTACTCCGAGGACGAACTCGACCTGCTGCGTGAACTCGACTTCCGGCGCAGCGCCCTGTGGTCGGAACAGTCCGCGTTCGCTGCACAGTGCGACCGCTGGGACGCCCTGTACTACCCGCCCAACGAGGCCATGCTCCCCGGCAAGGGATCGTCCCACTGGTGGTACCACTCCAGCGCCAAGTTGCCGGGCAAGGCCCACGTCTCGGTCAACACCCCGCCGATCTACGTGGACATCCCCGCCTCGCTGCAGGCCGTCGTCCCGGTCGAGAACATCATCCCCTCACGCGGGTCCGATCAGGACCGGATGCTGGCCGCGATGGTCGAGCGCCTGTACTACGCGTGGAAGGATGAGCAGGAGTTCGACCTGATGGGGCATCAGGGCTGTGTGGTCAAGGGCCTCTACGGCCGCACGGCGGGCAAGGTGTGGTGGGATGCGGAGACGGGGTTCCCGCGTGTGTCCATCGTTGACCAGCCCCGTAACCTGTGGCTGGGCTGGG